TCACTCGTAATGAATAGGTCTGGGGTTCGAATCCCCAAGGTGGCTCGAAGAACCCCCGCCGGGCTTGCCTGGGTGGGGGTTTTCTGTTTCCCCGACGAGGTACGCGACGGTCGTGTTCAGCGCCCGCGCCGCGTCGAGCAGCTGCTCGATGCTGAACTTCGAGCTGCCGCGTAGCTTCTTGCTGATGCCCGTCGGCTCCAGGTCGAGCAACACTGCCAGATCCTTGTTCTTGATCCGCTGCTGCCACATGAGTGCGTGGATGCGACGCCCGACGGCCTCGTCGATTGTCTCGTTGCTCCCGATCGCGCTTACATTGCTCATGCCGTCATCGTAGTGGATAAAGCGGCCATAACGTCCAAAATTGACGAATCTTCAATTTCGGTCACGTTGTGCGTTAGTGTCATCGACATGAAGAATAATCACGTTCATGAGTGGATGACTCCAGCCGAAGCCAGCGCGGCGCTCGGCGTGAGCGCTCGCACAGTCGCACGCCTCGCAGATCGCGGCGAGATTCGCTCCGTCCGAGCAAGTAGCCACCGCCGCTACCTCGCTGCCGACGTTGCGGCGATCCTCGCGCGCAAGCCCTGGGATGCCGCGTGAGCTGCGCGGCCCGGCTCGCGGTCTTCACCGACGAGCTCGCGACCGGCACCAAGACCATCGCGCAGTTGCCCTTCGAAGTCGGCGCGCTGTACCGGCTCGGCTTCCAGGACGGTGTCGCAACGATGCGCACCAAGGTCGAGCAGGCCGAGCAGCTCGCCGACTACTGGTACGCCCGCGTCACGTACACCGACGCCGAGATCACCGAGATGCGCGACCGCGCCCGTGACGCCTGGTATCAGGCGTGGTGGGACGCCGGCATGCCCACCGAATACCCCACCAACCTCTATCCCGAGCAGGAGCACACCCATGCCTGAAACACCCGCAAACCCGACACCGTCATTCCCGCGCCCGTCCACCCGCGACCTCGCGATCTGGCTCGACCTGCGCATGGTGCTCGCACACGTGAACACCATCGAGTACTACCTCGGCCGGCGCGATGCCGAACCCTTGGGCGGCCTCGACATCGTTGCTGTGCGCGACGAGCTCAACGCGGCGCGCCGACTGCTGGGCGAACTGGCCCTCGCTCACGCCGACTCGATCATCGAGCGCTCATGAAGGTGCGAATCCGAGTCGTCATAGAGGGCGACCTGCACATAGTCGACTTGCGCGCTCTCACGGACGCGGCGCTCTCAATTACTCCAGAGACTGGCGGCCTCACCATTCAGATCGGCGAAGCTGTCGAGGTGCGCTCATGATCGACTACATCGACCCGACCCTCGCGTTCGGGCTCGCGATCCTGCTCTGGGGCGTCTACGCATGGCAGTGCAAACGATGAGCTGGCACGGCAAGTACCGAACCCTCGACTGCCTGTGCCACATCGAGCTGCGCGTGATGCCCGATGACTGACGTCGGGCAATTCCTCAACCCCGCAACCGACAAGCTCAGCGCTGTGCTCGTCGCCGAGTGGATCGCTCCGGACCTGGGTGTGGCAGTCGATGGCACCTACTACGAGTACAAAGACGGCATCTATGAGCCAACGCGCGACCTGATCAAAGCACGCGTCGCGGCGGCGCTCGGTGACCGATACTCGGCGACGGTGCTCGGGCAAGTCGAAGCACACCTGCTGAACATCACGATCCCGCGCGTCGGGCCCCCCGTGATTCCCGGTGAGGGATGCCTCGATGACATCGTGCTGCGCAACGGTGTGTACGACTGGAAGGCCGACGTGTTTCGCGGGCACGACCCCCTACTCGGTGCGATCAACAAGCTGCAATTCCGGTACGAACCTGACGCCGACTGCATCGTCTTTGACGATTGGTTGCACACCACATTCGCCGGTGACGAAGAGGTGATCAGGCACGTCTGGGAAATGATCGGATACCTGCTGATGACGGGCAACCCTGACCAGATCGCGTTCTTGTTCTTCGGTGAGGGCGGCAACGGCAAGGGCACACTCATGCGCGTGATTGAACACATGATCGGTGAAGACAACGCAGCCGCGCTCACCCTCCAGCAGATCGCAGAAGGGAAGTTCGAGCTCGCGACTCTCTACGGCAAGATGATCAACCTCGCCGGGGACGTCTCGTCTCGGTACATCGAGAATCCGGAGATATTCAAGACGATCACCGGCGACGACTACGTGACCGCGCAGCGCAAGTTCGGCGACCCGTTCAAATTCAAGTCATATGCCGTGCCCGTGTTCTCGGTGAACAACTACTTTCGTGTGGGCGATAGCTCCGAAGGCTGGCGGCGACGATGGCTCGCCCTCGACTTCAACGTCTCCCTGCGCGGCAAGTTCGCAGGGTTCAACGAACAGCAGCTCTATGACGAAGCACCAGGCATCTTCAACAAGGCGATGGATGCCCTCCGACGGCTGATGGCCCGACCCACCCGTCCTCGTTTCGCCGTCCCCGCTGCAGTAGCCGAAGCAACACGGAAAATGCACGAAGAAGCAGACCCATTCATGATGTGGCTCAACTCCGAGGGCGTGCTGCGCGGACCCTCGCAGTCCGACCCGCGCAACCGCGTACTCAAGCACTACCAGAAGTGGTCCCGCAACAACGGATACCACGCACTCCCCAGCGGCCCATTCGGTGCCCGCTTGAAACAGGCCGGGATCGGCAGTGCACAGAGCCGTGTCGGCGGCTCGTTCACGCGGCTTTACACGGGCATCGGTGTCATGACCGACCCAGAAGATTGAGGTTCACGATGCGTAGCAGGTACGACGCCGGCGGGGGTGCTACGCGGGTGCGACCCGCGCCCCCTCGCGCTCCCAGAAGAGCAATTCAGGGCTTGAAGTCTCGAACGTGTGTACGAGGTAGCACCCTGCGTAGCACCCACGTAGCAGGTAGAAACGAGAATGTAGCACCCTCGGATGCCTTGTCCCGACTGGGATGTAGCACCCGTAGCACCCTAATCCACTATTCCTTTGCGCATAGAAAAGTAGAAGGAGAGAATGGGGTTTTGGGTGCTACGGGTGCTACATCGCGCCCCGGCGACAGGAGACGAGACGATGGACGACGACCACAAGTTGCGCATGGCGGCATACGACGCCGAGCGCGCTGTGCTCGATTCGATGCCTCTGGGCGAAGCGATGGAATACCTCGCTCAGAACCCGTCGTCGGCGCACTCGCATGCCCCATTGCTCTATCTCGAAGCACGCGCCTATATCGAGCTGCGGGCGAAGCTCGACGTCATCCTCACTGCAATGCCGGTCGAGATTCCGGCAGTCGGTGCGGTGTACACAGAAATCACGCGCGCGCTCGACTCGTAGCTCACGTGGTCTGTGAGGTGCTCGCATGAGTGCCAAGCACCGCGACCCGGTGTTCCTCGTGAACCGTCGCATCGTCCGTGCTCAAGTGCAGCGCGCCTGGCGGCACGGCGATGACGCCCGGTGCTGGCGCTGCCACGGTCTGATCGCACCGGGCACCGCGTTCGACGTCGGTCACCTCGACCCGGACGGGGGGCACGGCGTCGAGAACCTCGCACCCGAGCACGTGCGCTGCAACCGTCGTGAGGGTGGCAGGCGGGGGGCGGCTATCACCGCCGCGAACCGTGGCCACCGCACGCCTCGACCTGTTCGCGGGACCGCGTCCCGTGCCGGGCTCGCGCCATGGTTCGAAGCAGCGCGCCGCGTTTTTTTTGCGGTCGTATCAACCCCCGCCAAAGGCTCCAATAGCCATCCCTCCCCCCGAACGATCGGATGTGTCGCGTGATTTCTCCCACGACTGCGGACCTGTTCGATGAAAGCAACTGGTTGGAATGGCGCGCCCAGGCCGAGCGGTTCGGCGCGGTGAAGCTCACCGAGATGGTGACGACGGAAGAGAGCCGGCTCGAGTTTCTGGAAGGCGCGCGCCTGCTGCGCTTCGACGAGCGGCCGCGCGCCGGCGACGGCGGGCGCGGCCCGTCACCGATGCAGCTGATGGTGGTCGATGTCCTGACCGCCGGCAAGTTCATGAACGCGATCTTCGAGCCTCGCCGCTCGACCAAGACCACCGCGGTGCAGGCGCTGCTGCTCGGCCGCTGCGCGTACCGGCCCGACTACCAGGTGGGGTGGACCATGTTCACGACCGGGGCGAAGGCCGGCGAGCGCTTCCGCAAAGACATCGTCGGGCACCTCGAGCGGCTGTACCCGGTGGCGAAAGATGCACCGTTCAAGATCAACGTCGGCAAGGGCACCGAGCACGTGTACTTCAAAGAGACCGGCGCCTACCTGAACGTGTACACCCCCAACGGTGAGGGCTTCCGCTCGGGTGGGTTCGATGCGGCCTTCGGTGACGAGGCGGCCGAGGCCGACATCGAGCAGGGCGAAGACGTCGAGCGGGCGGTGATCCCGACGATGGACACCAAGATCGGGGCGCAGTTCATCCTCGCGGGCACCGGGCAGAAGTGGCGCACCGGGAACCTGCTGTGGAAAGCGCTGCACGATCCCGACGCCGCGGTCGCGTGGCACGGCATCCCCGAGACACAGAATCCCGCCGACCTCGTCTCGTGGGAGCCCGCCGAGCCACACCCGATCCGGGGCACCACCGGCGGCCGCATGCGCGAGCTGATCGAGCTGCACCACCCCGGCGTCGGCTTCACGACCCCGGTCGAGGCGGTGAAGCGCTCGTTCGACCGGTGGCCGCTCGAGGACTTCCTGATCGAGTACGGCGGGCAGTTCGGTTTGGAGGGCGCGGCCGACACGGTCATCGCGCCGGCGCTGTACGCGAGCGCGCGCACCAGCTCGCCGTTCCCTGCTGCGTTCCCGACACGGGTGTCGGTCGCGCTGAAGGTGCACCACCTCGGCACGGCCGCGTCGCTCGCGATCGCGTGGGACTACGACGAGCCCGGCGATCTCGTCACCGACGCGCTCGCGCTCGACGGTGCTGCACCCGAGGCGCCGGCGCGGCAGGCCGTCGCGCTGTGGCATTGGCAGTCCGGCATCCAGGGCCTGCCCGCCGAGGTGCTGATGCGGTTGCGTCGACAGAAGGTGCCGCTCGTGTACGACAAGCGCGGGTACACGGAGTCCGTCGTCGAGAAGCAGATCGCGGTCGCGACGCCGCGCCCGATCGTGAAGCCGACCAAGCCCGCCGATATCCCGCAGTCCACGGTGCGGTTCCTGCGCGGCCTCGACGACGGCACCCTCGTCGTGTTCCCGCATCCCGAGCTCGACCGTGCCGCCGGCGTCGCGGTGCGGCAAGCGTTCGGCAACTTCGGCACGTTCCGCTTCGGCGCGCCCAAGCATGACCCCGACGCCGACGTGACCCCGCTCGAGGCGGTCGCGCTCGCGCTGCACTACCTCGACGACGCGCCCACCGCGAAGAGCCCGACAGACATGTTCAAGTTCAAGGAGAACACCAAATGATCCGCCTCGACTTCACCCAAGAATCCGTCGTCATCGTCTGCGAGTCCTGCGTGGGCGTATGGGTCGGGTTCGCGTTCACGAAGCTCGATGCGTGGGAGCGCGCGGCCGCGCATGAGCAGCGCACGCACCCCGGCGAAACACAAGCGACGAAGGCGCTCAGTCACGTTCGCAGGAGCTCGCCGAGCACCGAGTGATTTTCGGGGCGCGAACGCGGGGGTGATTCTCGTGGCGTGGGATTGTTCAAGAGAAACATCGAGAAGGTGTACGCGGCGCGGCGGCCGGCCGAGCTGCTCCAGCGGCCCTCGGCCGCGCCGCTGTCGATCACCTCGCCATGGTCGCCGCAGGACGCACTCGTCACCTGGGCGATCGATGACGCGCTCGGTGCGCTGCTCGACCGGGACGCGCTGACCCTCACCCGTGAGATCGCGCTGCGCGTCCCCGGTGTGAAGCGTGCGCACGGCATCATCTGTGGGCAACTCGCCGCGATCCCGTTCTTCCAGCTCGACGGCGAGCAGCGCACCAAGGAGCAGCCGCGCTGGCTCGTCACGTCGCGCTCCGGCGTAGCCCCGTACCACCGCATGTTCGGTGCCGCCTCCGACTGGTTCTTCTACGGGTGGGCGTGCTTCGGGTTCAACGCGGACATGACCGACTGCTTCCACATCCCATACGGGCTGTGGTCCACGAACGACGACGGCGAGGTCGTCTGCGAAGACGAGCGCGTCCCGGCCGAGTACACCGCCTACCTCGTCGCCGTGCCGCTCGGCTACGGCGAGAACGGCCTGCTCGTCGACGGTGCCGACACGATCCGGCAGGCACGCAACGTCGAAGCGATCTACCAGCAGCGCCTCGACAACCCGATCCCGCTCACGATCCTCACCGTCGACGGCGAAGTGTGGGACCAGTGGGACGAGGAAGAAGTCGACGAGTTCATGGAGCAGTGGCGCCGCAACCGGCAGAAGGACGCGACCGCGGCGAAGCCGTCCTACGTCACCGTCGAGATGCCCGGGCAAGTGCAGGTCGACCTGTACGAGACCGGCCGCAACGGCGTGCGCATCGACATCGCCAACCACACCGGCCTGCCCGCCTCGATCCTCGACGGCACCCGCCAAGGCGGCGGCGGCGGCGGCACCGAGATGCGCTACCAGGGCATCGCGAACGGATCGACCCGCAGCGACCTGTGGGAGTTCGGCATGGCCCGCCGCATGCTCGCCGCGTTCGAAGCCCGCATGTCACTCGACGACATCGTCGATCCCGGCCTGTCGATCCGCGGCGACCTGACCCACATGCAAGCCACACCCGCCCTAGACACCAACCCGACCAGTGAGGACTGACCCCATGCCAAAGATTCAGATGGAGGGTGCCGGTCGCGTGCTGGCATCCCGCAAGGACCGCACCATCACCGGACTGCTCGTCCCGTACAACGAGCTCGGCCGCACCAATGCCGGCCGCATGCGCGTGAAGGCCGGCGCGATCAAGATTCCCGCCGACACTTCGATCGTGACGCTCAACGTCGAGCACGACCGGTTCCGCCCGGTCGGCCGTGCCGTGAAGCTGTGGGAAACGAGCAAGGGCATCATGGCCACGTTCCGCATCGCGAAGACCACGCTCGGTGACAAGGTGCTCGCCGGTGTCGCAGACGGCACCCGCCGTTGCCTGTCGGGCGAGTTCACGACCGGCGTCGACGCGAAGGGCAACGCGACCGGCGGCATCCTCGTCGGCGGCGGTGTCGTGCGCCGCGGCGCGTTCCCGTCCGCGATGGTGCTCGCCGCCGAGGCCGACCTCGACGACGAGCTCGAGGACGGCGAGGTCGATCCCGAGGCCGATGCACTCGAGGACGTCATCGACGAGCTCGACGTCGTCGAGGCGCCCGAGGACGTCGCCGAGGTCATCGACGAACTCGAGGCCGTGATCGACGATCTCGAAGAGGTCATCGACGATACAGACGGCGAAGTACTCGACGAGGCTCGCGTCACCGCACGCCGCGCCCGCCGCGCACTGCGCGCGCAGCGCATGCCCGGCACGCACCGCCCCGGCGGCGGTGCCGCCCGTACCCGAGACCGGTCGCCGTCCAAGGAGCAGGTGTTCGCCGCGATCGCCACCGCCCGCAACCCGCTCACCCGCGGCGACGCCCGCGCCCGCGCCGTGCTCGCCGCACTGTCGGACGTGACCACCCCGGGCCTGCTCGACGGTGGCAACGTCGCCCGCCCGCTGTGGGTGGACCAGATGTACCAGGGCATCGAGTACGAGCGCGAGTACCTCCCGCTCGGCACCGTCGGCACCGAGATCAGCCTCGGCGGCAAGGAAGGCTACACCCTGCACCGCGGCACCTCGGCCGCACCGGTGGCGTCGCTCGGCGGCACCTGGGCGGGCAACAAGACCGCGATCCCTTCGGGCACCGGCTTCACGAAGTCGCACGAGTCGTTCCTGCAGCGCTTCGCGTTCGGTGCCGACATCGGCCGCGAGTTCTTCGACCTCGACGGTGGCGCCGGCGCGATCGCCGCGTTCATGGCCCTGGTGTTCGAAGACCACCTGATGTGGTCCGACACGCGAGCGCTGGAAACGTGGCGCATGGTCGGCGGGCTCCCGACCGCCGCGAAGGTGTACCCCGGCGTCGACGGGCACGACTACGCCGGCGCGGTCGGCCAGGTCATCCAGGGCATCCTCGCCGTGAAGAAGAAGAAGGCAGACGGTCGCCGCGACCTTCCCACGTTCATCATCGCGAACGAGCTCGCCTACGAAGAGCTGATGTACACGCCCAAGGACCTGCTGCCCGAGTTCGTGAACTTCACCGCGAGCACCGACTGGTCCGGCAGCGGTGACGGTCTGCGCCTCGTCGTGGGCGAGACCGGCATCGAGTCCACCCCGAGCGTCATCGTCGGGGCCGGCGCGGCCGTCGATTTCGACGAGCTCTCCGGTGGCCCGCTGCGCATCGACGCCCTCGACATCGCCAAGGGTGGCGTCGACCAGGCGGTGCACGGCTACCTCCAGACGTTCATCAAGCGCACCGAGTCGGTCGTGCACATCGGTGCACCGGACGCGCACGCCACCACCGCCCGCTACGAGGTCGGCGATCTCGCGAAGTCTGCCGCGGTCGTCTACCAGGCGGTCAAGGCCGGCACGACCGGTGGTGCAGCACCCAACGCACCTGCGGTCGGCGCGACGGTCGACGACGGCTCGGTCACCTGGCAGCGCCTGGTCTAGGCATGCCCAAGTGGTACAGCGTCGATAGCCCCGACGAGGTCACCCGCCTCGTCGCGGCTTGGTCGGACGCACCGATCATCAACGAAGAGGTATGCGGCTTCCTCCTGGAGACCGCCCGCGAGCAGGTGATCGAATACGCGCCGGCACCGGCACCCATCCCCGAGGGTGAGCCGGTGCCGGCGCCGCCGGCCCGGTACGTGCTCGCGCAGCTCCAGCAGGCGACCAACCTGTGGAACGCCGGCCGAGTATCCAGCGAGGGCGATCTCGGCGAGGGCGGCTACTCGTTCGTGCCGCGACCGCTCGACAAGACCATCAAGACCATGATCCGGCCCGTTACAAGGAGACCTCGTGTCCGCTGACCTCAACCCCTCGGCCGGGGCCGTGCGCTCGTGGCTCGCCGGCGAGATCGCCCCGTTGCTTCCCGAGGATTGGCGCATCGTGCCCGGCATCAGCAGCGTGAAGACCCTGCTGGTGCCGGCGGTGTACTTCGAGTTCACCCAGCTGGAGAAGGTCTCCGAGCTGCCCACCGGGCACGCGCGTGCCGTGTTCGACCTGATCGTCGTGGACCCGCGCACGGACCTCACCGCCGCTGAGGACCAGGTCGACGATCACCTCGTCGATCTGGTGCTCGCGCTCGACGGGCACCAGCAGATCAACTGGACCGGCGCGCGCAAGGAGTCGATCGCCGAACAGTTCTTCGGTTGGCGCGTCGCGCTGACTGTCCTCACCTCAATTTCCAAGGAGTAACCATGCCCGAGATCGCAGCCAAGCCCTACCTCACCCTCGCCTCGACGACGTTCGGCGAGGACACTTTCAGCGGCCACGTCACCCAGTTCGAGTTCCAGCCGACGCAGCCCACCAGCTCGGTCACCGACATCACCGGCAAGGTCACGAACTTCGGCGGTGTCTCCGGCTACCAGCTCGCCCTGGGCCTGCTCCAGGACTGGGCCACCACCGGCTCGCTGTCGTCGTACCTGGTCGAGCACGACGGTCAAGACGTCGAAGCGTCCATCACCGTGCCCGGCGGGACGTGGACGGCGACGGTCGTTGCCGCTGCCCCGCACATCGGCGGCACCGGCAACATGCCGGCGGTGTCGTCGCTGCGCCTCCAGGTGAAGGGCAAGCCCGCGTTCACCCCGACGCCGGCACCGTAACCATGGCGACCGGGGCGGGCCGCATCAGCTTCCTGATCGACTCGCCGCTGCGCGATCTCGCCCACGCCATGCGTGAGCTCGATGGGAACGTGAAGAAGCAGATCGGCGCACAGACCAAGGCGGCCGCGCAGCCGATCTGGGAAGACGAGCTGCGCGACCGCCCCGTCACCAGGTTGCAGGCACGCCTGCTCGCCGATACGGGCAAGGTAGGCGTCACGGCGCAGAACGTGTTTCTGCGCGCCGGACACGTCGGCAAACTCTCGTCCGGCACACCCGTGCAGCTGCTCGCGCGTGCCGGCGAGTTCGGGTCCAACCCTTCACGGCAGATCGGCTCGAAGTCACGTCGCGGCAAGCCCTACACCCGCACGCTCGGCGCCACGTTCGGTGCGCAGGCGCGCGGCGGCAACGTCGTGCACCCGGCGGCCCGTGACTCGATCCCGCGGTTCGCTGCGCTGTGGGTGCAGACCGCGATCCGCTGCATCCACGAATCACTTGAGGAGGTGACCTGATGGCCGCAAAGGGCTTCAACATCGGTATCGGTGCCGAGACGAAGGCATTCAAGCAGGGCATCGAGGCCGGCCTGATCGACCCGCTCGAGGACGCAGCCGACAAGCTCGACGATCTCGGCAAGAGCAAGGGTCCCGACCGGCTCGAGTCCGGGATGAAAGACGCCCAGAAGGCGACCGAGAAACTCGACAAAGAGGTCAAGTCCACCGCGTCCGATATCGAGCGCGAGTTCCGCGACGCATACCGGGACCTCAAACGCTCGGCTGACGACGGGACCACCGCGGCCGCCGAGGGGTTGCAGGACTTGAAGCAGGAAGCGGGGCAGTCCGCGAAAGAGACCGCCGCCTCGTTCTCCGGCTCGTTCGACGACATCGGCAGTATGGCGCAGGAGGTCGCCGCGAACGCCTTCGCCGGGTTCGGTCCCGCAGGTGCCGCTGCCGGCCTTGTTGCCGCTGCTGGCCTCGGTGTCGTGTTCGCCGAGATGGAAGCGCAGAAGGAGCAGGCCGAGCAACTCAAGGCCAGGCTGAGTGGCCTGTACCGGGGCGCCCTCGAATCGGGGCGTGACTACATCGACCAGGCCCAGTTCATCGCTGAGTCCAACGATCTGCGATTCAACCCCGACCGGGCGAACGAGTGGAAGCAGCTCCAGGAAGACGCGAACCGGCTCGGCCTCGAAGAGACCGAGATCATCAAGGCGCACTCTGGTGATCTGGAAGCCCTCGCCGTCGTGCAGGCGCGCGTGCGTGACCTCGTGAAAGAGACCTACGGCGACGAGACGAACATCGACATGCTGCGCTTCCAGGCCCAGGAGCTCGGCGGCATCGAAGAACGATGGATCGCCGTCAACGAGGAAGCGCTGAAGAACGAGGAGAACCTGCGCGGGTCGGCCGACGCTGCCTCGCAATTCTGGAAGGAAGCGATCGCCGGCGCCGAGTCAGCCGAGGTCGCCGTCGACGACTTCGGCAACCAGCTCGTCAAGCTCGGCGACGGTCGGGAGATCGTGATCGAAGCGGACACCGGGCGCGCGTCGGACGATGTCTCGAAGTTCAAGGCTGACACCGACGAGGTCATCGAGCAGCTCAGCGGCAAGGACGTGCTGTTGCGCGTGAAGGTCGACGAGTCGGCATGGCTCGCCTGGCAGCGCAAGCCCCGCCAGTTTGACGCGAAAGTCAACGTCGGCACCGGGAAGGAGTGGTTTTGAGCACCGTCATCACGCACGCCGGCGGCGTCATCACCCCGCTCGCCGTGTCCGAGTACGCGGTCGAGCAGGAGGCCGGCAACATCGTGCACCAGATTCTCGGCCGACCGCACCCCGACATCACCTTCCGCCCGGCCGCGCTGCGCACCGGTACGCTCAGCTACACGTTCGCCACCGCGGCCGAGGCCGAGGCAGCACGGGTCGCGCATGCGGCCGGCGGTGTCTTCATGATGACGTCCACGGTCAACGTGGTGAGCATGCACTACGTGCTCGCCGGCAAGCTCGGTACAGTGCTCGGCAAGGCCGGCGAGTGGACGATCGCTGTGGACTTCCACGAGGTGCTGTCGTGACCGTGAGCACGCACACGTACCGGGCCTTCCTGGTCGGCGCACCCGATGTCGAGTTGCAGATCGACACCGATCAGGACGGCGAGATCACCCTCGACGCGGGGCGTGCCCCGCACATCCTCGGCGCGCTCGCGCTGAAGCCGCAAAGTATGTCGATCCTCGACGCGCTCGACCCTCGCGCGTCGAGGCGTGTGCGCGTCGAGTGCCGCATGCTGTCCTCGACCGGCGTGCCAACGCTGCGCAGCTTCGACCTCGGTCTGCGCCGGCGCGGCGTCACGCAAGCCGACGCTCGTGCGAGCGTTGCGCTCGCGTCCGATGAGGCGCTGCTCGACGACTACCGGCCGCTGCTCGATCGTGGGCTGTTCGAGCTCCAGCACTCGCTGCGTGCGCTGGTCAACGAAGTGCTCGACGCCGCGATCCCCGGTGTGAGCCTCGCGCCCGGGCTGATCGACCCACCGGTAAGGGCGGTCATCAACTCGACCAACCTCGTGCGCAACCCGCGAGCGCAATACAACCTCACGGACTGGGCGTCGTGGTCGCCGCTGCTGCGCGAAACGATCGGCGGACCCCTCGACGCGCCAAGCTATGTGGCGGTGCGCGCGCCCGGCGGTGCCGGCATGCTCATCAGCTACGACAGTGCCGGTGTGCGCGTCCAGGCAGGCAAGCGCTACCGGCTCAGCGCATACCTGGGTGCTGATGGTGGGCAGATCATCGGCATCGACGCGCTCGTGAAAGACAAAGACGGCACCGTGCTGCTCGACGTGGCCGAGCTGCCGGTCGCGAAAGACTCGACGGCCTGGCAACGGTTGCACGTCGAGTTCACTGCACCCGCCGACGCCGTGTCGGCCGAGCTGCGCGCGTTCACCACCGGCCCCGTCGCGTCCGGCTCGTATTTCTCGGTCACTGGGTGGCGGCTGTCCGAGGTAACCGTCGACCCCACCGACACCGGGTACTTTGACGGCGGCACCCCGAGCACCCTCGAATACGCGTACTCGTGGACGGGCGGCGCTGGTGTTTCGACGAGTGTGCGCGCCGACCTCATCGGCCGTGCCGACGACCTGCTGCTGTGGCGGGCCGGTGTCTCGGCGCTCGAGTTCATTCACCCGATCTTGCAAGTCTTCGGGCTCCGGCTCGTGTGTGACGAGCACCGCGTGTGGACGCTGCGCGATGAGAGCTACCGTGCACCGGGCGCGCTCTCGATCCGCTACGGCGTCAACATGATCGAAGGTGAAGACACCCTCGACCGACAGGGCGGCTGGTTCGATGCCGCCGTCGTCCGGCATACCTGGCGCGACGAGAACAACGTCGAGCAGGAGCGTACCGACGCATTCGCCCTGAACACCCCATACACGCGGTGCGTGCTATTTGAACGGACCACCCCGTACCCCGGGCCGGGCTTCGCGGAATACGCCGTCAGGCGGGCGCAAGGCCGCGGCCGTGACGTGTCGGCGGTGCGCGTCCCTGACTGGACTGAGCGCGCCGAGCAGGCCGTCACGGTGATGCTCGACGGCGCACCGATCCAGGTCGGTGTCGTGCAGCAGGTCAAGTTCTTGCTCGGCCGCGACGAGGTCACGATCTCGACCCGCACCACCGACACTCCGGCCGGCGCGATCGATCTACTGCCCGGCACCATCGACGCCCTCACCGGCACCATCAATGACCTCTAGGAGAACACCATGGCCGAAATTGGAGATGACGCCCTCGCCGCCGGCATTGAGCTGGTGCCCGGCGCCGCGCCCGCGAACGAGATCGATGAGTGGATCAACAAACTCGCCGACGAGGTCGCGCGCCGCACCATGGCGGTCATGTCGATCACGAAGGGCGGCACCGGGCAGACCACCGCCGAGGGTGCACGCAACGCGCTCGAGGTGGTCACCAAGGTCGGCGCCGGTGATATCCGCATCCTGAACATCGGCGGTGGCCGGATCCAGTTCGAGATTCCCGGATACGCCGACCCGACCACCCTCGCGCACGTCGCCGACGTGAACTACATCGCAGACACCCACATCGCCAAGACCGGCGGCACGATGACGGGCACCCTCGAGGTGCCCTACATCGGTATCTCTGGATCGATCTTCAACGGCGGTATGACCCCGGTCGTGTCCGGGTACGTCGCGGTTTACCGTGACGCGTCCGGTCGTATCGGGATCGCCGCCTCGACCCGGCGAGCGAAGAAGAATATCGCCGCGTGGGCACCCAACCTGCAGGCGCTGCTCGCGCTCGAGGTCGTCACGTTCCATTACCGGGCCGCCCTGTTCGACGAGGCCGACCCGCTGCGCACCGACCCGCCACTTGAGGTGGGCCTGATCGCGGAAGACCTCGTGGCCCTCGGTCTCGACTGGCTCGTCTACTTCGACGCCGAGGGTCTGCCCGCTGGTGTGCATTATGAGCGCCTGGCGCTCGCGCTCGTCCCGCTCGTGCAAGACCACGAAGCGCGCCTCACCGCACTTGAGGCGCGACCGTGACGCGCGTGAGTCTCGGCGGCGGCCGCGGGTGGCTCAACGCGGCCGCCGCCGCCTCGCTGGCGCGCGTAGATGCCGAGATCGGGCACTTACTCCAGATCACCGAGGCCGGCCGCACACGGGGCGAACAGCAGGAGCACTGGGATCGATACCAGGCGTACCTCAACGGCGGGCCATGGGCGCCGCTCGCCGCCGAACCCGGCACGAGCCCGCACGAGTTCGGCAACGCGATCGACACGAACGAGCGCCTCGTCGCGCTGCTCGCCCGGCATGGCTGGTCGCGGCCGCTCAAGTCCGAGCCATGGCACTTCGTCTACAACCTGACCAACGACCACCACCGATACGAGCCCGCACCAGCGGGAGAGGAAGACGACATGTTCACCGACAAAGACCGGGCCATGCTTGAGACGTTGTCCGCACGGATGGAAGACTCCGTGTTCCCCAATTTCAACGCACTGAAAGCACAGCTCGACGCGGTTGAGCAGGCGGCCGGCACGATCGTCAACCGCCTGGCCGATTCCGTGTTCCCCAACCTCGACGTGCTCAAGGCGCAGCTCGCTCGCCTTGAGGAATTGGTGAAAGCACGCGATGCCTGAGCTACTGACTGCGGTCATCGTCGCCGCGCTCGGCCTCGGCGGCGGTGTCCTCACCGCCCGCTACGGCCGTGTCGGTCAGCTCTCCCGCGAACTCGACGTGCTGCGCGCCGAGAACCGCACCCTGTGGCTCGTCGCCCGCGCTCTCGTGCACGAGCTCTACACCAACGGGCACCCGCCCTCGCAGCACCTCATGGACTTGCTCAACGGAAAGGACACACCATGACCACCCGCGCTGAACTTCGCCCGACCCGCACCCCGAACAAGTGGGTGCCGTCGCCCACGGTCCGACTGTGGCTGTTCCGTTGCCTCGGGTCGGCCGGCCCGCTGCTCGTGTTCTACGGCCTGGCGACCGCCGAGGAAGTCGCGTTATGGCTCGGCCTTGGCGCGACGATCCTCGGCACGCCGGCGGCCGCGCTCGCAGGCGCGAACGTGCCCCGCGACTAGGCGGCGAGCCGGGACGCGGGCCACTGCAAGGCCGCGATCCCGGCACGCTGCTGGTCTTGGTCGACCTGCGTGTAGATCGCAGTCGTGGCCGGCGACTCGTGGCGCATGAGTGTTTGCACGATGCGTAGGTTGACGCCGGCGCGCACGAGCTCGGTGCCGTAGAAGTGGCGCAGCTGGTGTGGCTTCCCGTGGATGCCGGCGCGCACCATCGCCGAGCGGATCGCGCCCGACACCGCGTGCGCGTTCACGTGCTCGTTGCTGGTCTGCTTGCCATACGCCGGGAACCAGTAAGCATCGCGCGGATAGTGGCCGGCTTCCTCGAGCAGCCGATCGTGCAACGGGATCGCCGCAGTCTTCCCACCCTTGCCTGTGATCGTGAGCACGCCGGTGTATGGGTCGATGTCGCGGCCGTGCAGCTTCGCGATCTCGTGCACGCGCAGGCCGGCGAGCGCTCCCAAGAGGATGTAGCTACGGGTTCGCCGCCTGTTCGCTGCGTGCAGGAGTGCCTCGAGCTGCGACGCCTCGACCGGTCGCGGCCGCGACTTCGGTCTGCGCGGCCGCGGTGTCTGGTCGGCAACGTTGTCGGGGCGCATCCCGGTGCGCTGCATCCACGCGCAGAACGCCCGGATCGATGCGTGGTACGTCGCCCTCGTCGAGGCCGACATGCCGGGCCGGGCGATAAACGCGATGATGTGGTCGGGCTCCAGGTCGAGCGGCGTCGCTCGCGAGTGGGCCGCCAGGTGGCGCATCGTGGCCAGTCGCTCGGCGATCGTGCGCGCCGAGAGTCCCTGCGCTTCTTGCCAGATTTCCCACCGTGTCAGTGTCGTTTCCACGTCCTCGCCTCCCTCGTTTGCGGTGACGATAGCGGGCTACATACCATGGTGTTTTTCGAGAGGATGCGCGCCACTATGCCGCTGCCGGCATAGGCGTACTCCGCCGCATGTAATGAATAGGTCTGGGGTTCGAATCCCCAAGGTGGCTCCAATGAACCCCGGGCTCGCGATCGTCTCCAACGTTGCCGAGGTGTTTTCCATCGGTGGCCTGACGGTCGGCATCGTGCTGCTGCTCGCCGCGCTCCTCGCGGCGCTACTCGACTTCGGATGGGTCGCCACGCGTGCGGCGGTGGAGCACGACGAGCACGGGCCCCTGGTGCGCTGGTTCGGCGACGACGGTCAGGTCTACGCGCACGGGCTCACCAGCGCGCAGTTCGCGCAGATCAGTCGGCGGGGCACGGGCAGCGCGGACTGGGCCACCGTCTACTACCGGCGCGGTCGGGCCGGGCGAATGCGCCTCGAGCGCGCTTCCGCGCCCGTGCGCGCCCTGCGCCTGCTCGGCGGCATCGTCACTGCTGTGGGCCTGGTCGGGCTCGTGGCCTCGTTCGTCGTGATGTTCATCGCCGCATAGCGGTGCACCCCGGTCCCGTCCCGGCGCACCCGAGGCGCGCGGAGCGGATCGCTCGTACACTGGCGACATGGCTAGAGCGCTGTTCATCGTCGACGTGCAAAACGACTTCACCGAGGGCGGAGCGCTCGGGGTCGAGGGCGGCGACGCCGTCGCCCGGGCGATCACCGAGCACCTTGCCGTCCATCACGGCGACTACGCGCTGATCGTCGCATCGCGCGATTGGCACAACGCCGATGACGACAACGGCGGGCATTTCGCGGTGGATCCCGCAGCCCCGGATTTTGTCGATACCTGGCCCGTGCACTGCGTGGCGAACACCGCGGGCGCGGAGTACGACCCCGGTCTCGACACGAGCTTCATCAGTCACCATCTGAAGAAGGGGCAGGGGATCCCCGCCTATTCGCTGTTCGAGGGCGTCACCGACGAGGGTGTCACGGCCGCCGAGCTGATGCGCGCGCACGGCGTGCTCGATGTCGACCTGGTCGGCATCGCGACCGACCACTGCGTGCGGGCGACGGGTCTTGACGCCATCGAGCACGGCGCGCATGTGCGGGTGCTCACCGACCTCGTGGCCGGCGTCGCCCCAGAGCCGAGCGAGGCCGCACTGGCCGAACTGGCGCACGCCGGTGCGGAGCTCGCCCAGGCGCGCCCGCGCTGA